CCACGGCGGTGCGCCTCATCGGTCAACCACCAGCCGATCAGGGCTTGAAGCGCCACCGATTTACCGTTTTGACGGGCCGTCGAAATCAACGCCTCCCTAAACCGGAAGTCACCGGCCTCCCAACCAGCCAACTGATCCGCCAAAGCCTCAACCTGCCAAGCCATCAACTCCTTACCCAAGTATCTCGAGGCAAAAGCCACCAGGGCAGGGGGACAATCCGAATTCCTAACGACCGGCGTTTTCAACCTCGGCTCAATCCGCCCCAATAGGTCACAATCACCCAGCGTATGACCCAAATCCGCCTCGTCTGCCCCCCCAAGGGGTATTACGGGATAGGGGCTCGGGGTGCGGTTTTCGTTTGATCCAAAAACTTTTAGGGCTTGTTCGCGGTTTTGGATTCGTTGTGCGGTTTTTTTGTTGAGGTGTCTTGCTCCTCGTGATGAGTTACATGGGCCGCAGGATGGGACGAGGTTGTCAAGGTCGTGATTTCCGCCTCGGTCTAGTTCGATGACGTGGTCGGCTTGGGTGGCTTTGGCTTTGCCGCACCAATGGCAGGTGGGGTCACCGGCTAGGAGGATCTTGCGGTTGCGTTGGTAAATCGGGTCTTTGTAGCCGGTCATTGTGGGTTTCCTATTTGAGTTAGAACCAGTTCTATTAGTTCAGTATTTGCTATCTCAGTAGTTACTAATTGTCCGATAAAACCGAAGTGCGGAAAACCTGATTTCGGTTGTGGATAAAGCCCCCTAGTTATCCCCATGCTTATCCACAGGTTGGGGTTGGTCAAACACGATGGTTGTCATTGACCATTGACCAGCCGAGTTCTGCTTGCGGAGGCGTTTGATGTAGCCAAGGGTTTCAAGTTCTTTCATGCCTGTGCGTACGGCGTGGATGCCTTCGGGGCTGACGGAGGCCAGTTGGGCCATGCTGGTGCGCCAATGATCAGGTTTGGAAAGCAGGTAGATCAGGATGCCTCGAGCCTTGAATGACAAACGGCGATCCTCAATCAGTTCGTTGTGAACCACGGAATAGTTGAGGTGCGGTCTGGCGGAGCGGACGATCATCGGGCTCGACCTATGCGTCCAATGGCGGCGATGTTGTCGTCGCCCCATGCGGCCAAGAACGTCGGGAACGAGATGCCAGCGGTCTCGGCGCCAGGTTTCTCAAATTCCATCTTGTTATGCAGAAGCACGATTGCGGCTTCGGAAGCCCAGAGTCGATCCATCCACTTGGATTTAGAGACGCAGGCAAGCAGGATGCCGTTGCCGTGCTCCATCATTCGGTCAACCCATGGGCCGGGCCGTGAGTAGGGAGGGTTACACCAGATGCGGCCTACCCAAGGCTGGGCCAGGCCGTCGTCGGCTTTGGTGAAGTAGCGCACTTTCGGTATCCATGGGATGCCGCCTGGAGGGCTGGCGACGTCGATGTCAAAGGTGAGGCTGAGGGCGTCAAATACCCACTTCGGGGTGTAATGGTCGTCTTTAGTAAGGGCGGTTTGTTCGGCGCCGAATAGGGCTTGTTGTGTGGTCACTGGTCAGGGCTTTCGTAGTGTTCAATGACGTTCATGGCTTTGACCAGGCGCAGGCGGAGGCGTTCGTTCTCCTCCTCCAGTTCGGCAATCCTGGCTTTTTGTGCGGTAATCGCTTGGGCCGCTAAATCCATTTGTCGGGTTGCTTCTTGAACCTGCTGGATGAGGGCGGTCATGTCAGGACTCATTTGGTTTCTCCTGTGAGTATCGCTTTGATTTGCGGTAAATCGGCTGGTCGCCACACATACGCTTCCGCGCCACCAAGCCGGAGGGTGCTGATCCATCGGGTTTGAGCGTCGGACAATTTGCCAATCCGGCTTTTCAGTTCGGCAAAAATGACACCTCGAGACGGGTGCGCTAGGACAAGATCGGGAAAACCAACATCACCGAGCGTGGGCGTGCGCCAATGGCCGCGCACGTTTTGCGCAGGTAGCGGATGGTAAATCATCCATCCCGTCCATTTGGCGAGTTCAACGACTGCGTTTTGGAACTCACGTTCGGAGATCATCGGTCAGCCTGTGAGCGACGAGTTGCGAAAAATCCGTTTAATTCAGGGTGGCGTCGCATGATTTCACGCGCATAAAAGGCTTTGTAATCGTTGTTTAGTTTGATGGTGCTTGTCGGATCGTCTGTTTGAAGTGTCCAGTCGTAACGGAGGACTTCCCATAAGGCGGCGATGCCGTAATGCTGGATGCCTCGAGCGCGTAGTCGTAGTGCCATCTCAATGAGGCGATCCATGACCCAAGGGTTGGCGTAGTGGAAGGCTTTGAAACGGTCGCAGGCCGGTTCGTCTGAGTGAAGGGCCGTCCAATCAAAAGTGAGTTGGTTCATTAGAACGCCTCCTCGCCCATTGCTTCGGCTTTCAATCGGTCAATTAGTGCGCTGGTTTCTTTTTTCATTGTCGGAATTTCGCCGACATAGTTCAAAGCGCGGAGCATTCGTTTCTGAGCGTCGGTGGTTTCTGTTTGACTGGAAGGTTGCGGTGTGTGCGGCCGGTCTTGACGTGCCTGGATTTCGTTGCTTGAGGCCATGGCTTTGTCAATGCCGATGCCCATGTAGCCGAGTGCACGTCCGAGCGCGGAGGTGAATCCGACCATGCGTTCGGATCCTCGGGTGTAGGGGGTTTTGCCTGGGAATGGTTCGGCGGCGGTGGCGATCGCTGGTTTTGGGTCGTCAGGTGTGCGCCATACGGTGACTTCGCAAATCAAAAACGTCTGTTCCTCAATGCGCATGATGTCGAATGCGGTTTCTTGGACTCGAAGGTCGGGCCATCGTTTGAGGGCCTCAATCAGCCGGTCATTAACTGGGATGTAGCCTTCCAGGTTCATTTGGTTCCTCCTGTAGTCGGGTCAGGTTGGTTAGGAATTTGGTTTTGAAGCAGGGCCAGCAATAGGCGGCCCAGCCGGTGTTGCGGTAGCGGACGATTTCGTCGTCCACGACGACGCCTTGGCAAATTGCGCATACGGCGACGTCGGGTTCGCGTGGATCGTTCACTTTCGTATGTTTACCACACGGGAACGACGGATTTTCAGACGTTCGTTTTCGGTAGTGCCTCCCCAAATCCCCGGAAGGGTGCGATGGTCAAACCTGAGGGCGTAGTCGAGGCATTCGGTTTTGACGGCGCAGGAGGCGCAATGGGCTTTTGCGACCAGGATGTTGACGTTCATGTGCCGTCCTGGGACGGGAAAGAACACGTCAACGGGTAGATCGGCGCACGCTCCTCGGGTTTTCCAGGCTTCTAACACGAGATTGACCAGGGTTTCCAACCGCAAAGGCCTTTGGCTTCGCGTGAGGAATAGAGTTTCCAGGCAAACTCGAGGTTGAGCAGAGGGTTGAACATGGCGTCGGGGTGGTTTCCCAGGCCGAGTTCGGCGATCCAGTTGGCGTGGATTTGGTTGATTTGGGTTAGTCCGGCGTCGTGACCGTTCCAGGCGTCCGGTTGGCATCGGGATTCACGCCAAATAATTGACATGAGGGTTTCGATGGTTTGCCGGTCGGCTGGCCATCCGGCCGCTATCGCCTCCGGCACCCACTCCTGGCAAGGCGTGTCGGGGCCGACGATTGGCAGGATTGGCCCTTGTGTGGTCGTAGGAGCGGCGATCGTGGACGTTGGGTCTACAAGGGTTGCTGGGGCGTAGGAAACGACCACAGGGGCCGTTTCGGCCTGCTGGGGTTTCTCAAAAAACATGAATAGGGCGCCGCAGGTTATGGCTACGCCCAGGATGAAACGGGACATGGGGTTTCCTTTCGGGTCGGGTCCGCGAGGTGCGGACTGTTTACCGACTTCAGGGATTCAGGTCAAGCCTTCTTGCCGATAATTGGGTCAACGGGGTCGCCTTTACGGGCGGCGATACCGTTTCCGACGGCGTAACCAATAATGGTTGTCACGATCGGCAGGCCTGCGTCAGAGGCGATCGCTCGAGTTGCCATAAGAACGGTGAGGCAGATCAGGCCGACGAGGGCGATGAGGGCTTTGGAAGGGTTGGCGAGAGTCATGGGAAAAGGCTCCTGAAGGCGGTATCCACGGCTGACGGGTTGTCGGCCATGTAAGGGGCAATTTCATAGTGAACCCAGGCGGCTCCAGGCGAGCCGATGGTGGGTTTGTCGTACACCTTCCAGGCGTTGCGGTCACAGCGCCAACCTGCGCCATGCTGGCCTGGCTTGTACCGGTTGCCGTAGTCGTGGATCTCCTCAATGCCGAGGTGGTCGGCGTGTCGCTCGAGGAAGGTGATTGCGGCGACGATCTGGTTCGGGCCGCCTCCGAGGTCGCACGCGCGTCCGGTCGCGTGGACGGAAAGGCCGGTGCCGCCGCGGACTGGCCTGTTGGCGTAGATGCCAAGGTTTTTCATTTGAAACAGGAACCTCATGTATTCCTGGAAGCGGATCGTGCCTGGGCGTGCTCCAGAAGAGGGGTCGGTGTTGCCGGTGTACGGACGACCACTTTCGGCTGGTTCGGCGGGCTTCTTTTTAGTTGCCATGTGGGTCGATCCAGCCTTCCTGTTGGGGGTAGTGGATGTTGCCTGCTTCAAGGCTGGCGACGATCGCGGCGGCCCACTGGTGTGCGCCTTCGGGTGTGTCCCAAGGGCCGGGGCGATCGACTTCAATACCGTTGATGGTGACTATGACATAAAGGTCGTCGGTGACTGTCGCTAAATAAGTGTTCATCTGATTGCGGGCCTTCCTGAACTGTGACAGATCGAGTAGCACGCGATTCCTGTAGATGTTGCGTTCGACCAGGTAGCACCGTCGGAGGATGTTTGACAGTTTCCGGTGTTGCTGTTGACGTATGCGATTAGACCACTTTCGTCAGACGCCGCGCCTGAAAAGTAAATCGACGCGGTTGTCGCAGGTGTTCTGTTTGTCCATGTTGTGCCGTTCGTACTGCTCTCGATGTCGCCGTTTGTTGTGCCATCTACACGCGCCCCGAAGGTGATAACGGAATTGTTTGCGGCGAACGCTCCTGAACCTGCGGTGGTTGAGGGTGCGAATGCGAGGTTTCGTGCTGTCCAAGTGATTGCGTCGGTGCTTGTCTGTAAGGTTCCGCTCGTTGAGTTGTCGGCTCCTTGGACCCAGATGGATTGCGGTTTACAGTAAAGATTTCCGTTGATTGCTCCGGCCGAGAGGGTGGATGTTCGGCTTGTCCATGATCCGGTGGGACTGCTCGCGGTGTAAACCTCGCCGCTTGCGCTAAGAATCACCCACGTTCCATTTCCGTATTCAATGGACTGAAGTGCGGCTGTGGCGCTTATTCCGGTCGTGTTCTGTGTCCATGTGATGCCATCTGTCGAGTAAGCGACATAATGCGTGAGCGATGGAAAGATAATGGAACCGCAATACATCCAATAGCCGTTGCCGTATGCGATACCACGCACGGAGGCGGTGGATGCTCCTGAGGTGCGTTGCGTCCAGGTGATCCCGTCAGGGCTTGTTGCTACTTTGCCGCTGTCTCCAACGGCGACGTAAAGAGTCGTCCCGTTAGATGCGACGTTGTTGATCTGCGTGGTTCCAAACGATGATGTCCTGGACGTCCAGGAGGCCAAAGTGGTAGAGGTTGAGGTCACCAGACCGCCGCTGGCTCCAACGGCCACCCACTGATAAGGGAGTGCGACGACTGAGATTGTTGCGGCCGACGTCGCGGGAATCATGTGCTGGTATTCCCGAACATGACCCACTCATCCGTAGCCAACTTCATAAGACA